GATGAAGATGGGAAACTCACGGGTATTGAGTGGCCCGTTGCCCCGACTTCGTAGACCCTCTTTCCAATTAACAAAAAAACCAAACTTTACAAACTGAACAGAGTTTCTAAAGTTCGTCGTTCCCGATTGGTGAAATTGATTGTCCCAGAGCTTAAAAATAAAGTCTCCATATAATATAAATGTCTGGTGGTATTGCCCAACTCGTTGCTGTCGGTGCCCAGGATGTGCACCTTGTCGGTCAACCCGAAGTCAGCTTTTTCAGGTCTACCTACAAGCGTCACACAAACTTTTCCCAAACTGTCGAGCGTCAGGTCATTCAGGGCAACGTCTCAAACAACGGTATGTCCACCATCCGCTTCGAGCGCAAGGGGGATCTCCTCAACTATGTTTACCTCATGCCCATCAAAGGTGACGGTCTTTCGGCGAACACCTTCACGACTGACTGGACGGATGTGATCTCTAAGGTCGAACTGCTTATCGGTGGTCAGGTGATCGATGAACAGGACTCGACTTACTCGACTCTCATCGCCCCCACCCTTTCGGCGTTCTCCTCTTCCAAGTCTACGTCTTCCAGTCTGTACGACGGGACCAGCGCTTCGAAGTTCTACCCTCTGCGGTTTTCGTTCTGTGAGAACTGGCAGTCTGCCCTTCCCCTCATCTCCCTCCAGTACCACGATGTGGAGCTCCGCATCACGTGGGGTGTCGAGGCTGCTTCGAGTAAGTGGGAGGTCTACGCGAACTACGCGTACCTTGATACTCAGGAGCGTGAAGTTTTCGCTTCTCAGCCCCAGAACATGATCATGACCCAGGTGCAGAAGGCGATCGCTTCCAACTCCAAGATTCAGGAGCTCAACTTCAACCACCCCGTCAAGTACATCGCCGCCGGTGATGCCACCAATGTCACCATGGTGAGCACTGCTGGTAACAAGCTCAAGCTCCAAATCAATGGTACCGATGTGGCTGATTACAAGTTCGCTGATCCCAACTTTACCACCGTGCCACTTTACTACCATACCTCTCATGGTACCGCCACCCCAGGCACCAAGCTCTTCTTCTACCCATTCTGCCTCGACGCGGGTAAGCTCCAGCCCACTGGATCCCTCAACTTCTCGCGCCTCGACTCTGCTCGTATTATTAACGATACTTCCAACTGCGACAAGGATATCTACGCCGTGAACTACAACGTCCTCCGTATCGAGAATGGTATGGGTGGTCTTTTATATTCTAACTAATTAGTAACTATGTTTTGGAAGATTTTCTTCCTCCTCGCCATCGTTTTTGTATTGACGTACGATCCTAAATCCAGGACACTCGAAAAGTTTGTTGGTCAGCCTACACCACCAACTCAAAAATCTTGTGAAAATACGCATTACGAAGCCGTCCAGTTTGCACAGACGCCATATGAATGTCCAACTCCAGGGAAAGCTATGATGGGTGTCATTACTTAAAAAGAAAAATGTATTAGAAAGTATAAAATGATTCAAATGAACCGTGAAAACATTATGATGATCGCGACAGCTGTATGTGTTGTCGGACTTCTCTTCCTCTTCAAGGAGCTTAACAAGACTCGTGAAGAAATGACCGGGTTCAAGAATTTCTCTGAGAATTTGGTTCAGCAACTCAATGAACCTGAACAGATGGAAGAAGAAGAACAACCCCTCGAAAAAATCGAAGAAAATGTCAAGGAATAAACATATCGTCTAAATATAACTTGCGAATGCGCAATGAAAAAATACAAAGCGATAGCAGTACCCGTTAGTTTTGCAACCGGTAAAGCGAGGTTTCTTACAGTTAGGGATAGAAGATTCAAGGATTGGATTTTTGTCACAGGGGGGTGTCGTCGTCGTGAGATTTTCAATCCACTTCGATGTGCTCTTAGAGAACTCGAGGAGGAGACGAGGGGTGTGGTTTCCCTAAAAAGTGGTGAATATACAGAGTTTAAATTTACAGTCAAAGAGAGTCCCACGGTGGATCTTGAATATAATGTCTTTATATTCTTCGTGGATTACTCCATCTCTGAGCAACAGTCTCAGGTGAAGAAGTTTTACGAAGAAAAACATAAAACAAATTTGAAAAAGATGTTAAATCAACCTATTAAGAGAACGTATGATGAAAATGATTTCATGACTTACGAAACATTGGAGGACTTCAATACACGAAAACGATGGAAGCTTATCATAGATAATGTGATCAAGAATCCTGAATTTTATGCCTGTATAAGTTCTCACAATAGAAAAACCTTCTCTATTAAATAATGAAGTCCAAGGCTTACATTTTGATGCAGATCGAAGAACTTCTCGAAAAGAACCGTGGTCTCTGTGAAGAGGAGATTGAGGAGTGGAAAGAAAAAAATAAGGAAATGACTGTCTATGAACTACTTACCTTTAAGAAACAACTTTCTCAAACTCAGGAATATCAGGATATTTCCTGTATGAGATGGTTTAGAGAATAAAGGTGTACCCTAGGTAAGTATGTTTAAGAGTTGGTATGTTTCCCAGAAATTCAATAATGCTACCAATCTATCACATGTGCTCATGGACGGGGGTAAACTCTCTGTGCCATTTGATAGATTGAATGAATTTTACGATAAGTATATAGAAGCTGTCAAATCTCGTGAAAAGTTATACGTCGTCGAACAAAAGAGTGACACTTATAACTTTTTCGTTGACATCGACTATAAGTCCCAAGAGGCTCTAGGTATCGATGAAATCAAAGACATTTGTAAAGTGATCTGCGACGAAGTTAAGAAGCATGGGGGTGGAGAAAGTCTCATCTCAATCGCCCAGCCCAAGAAATGTGGAGAACTCATCAAGACTGGTGTACATCTCAACTGGTCGGGGTTCGTAGTGGATCAGTCCTCCGCGATCGCTCTCAGGGAATACATTCTCGTATCGCTCTCAAGATATCAGAGTGATGTCATTTGGGATGATATTATCGATTCATCTGTGTATGGGAATGAAGATCGAAAAACGAAGGGTAGTGGATTCCGTATGCCATGGTCTTTCAAAAAGGCGAAACATGATGCATGCTCAGGTCGGGGATGTTCGGGGTGTGATAACGGGAAGGTGGACCAAGTTGAATACCTACCTCTTTTCATATACACACAAGCACCTTTCAGTACACTCATGAGGATTGATCCAGAACCAAGTGTTAAAATTCTGAAAATGTCCGCCGTACGCACGGATGCACCACAAAATATTCATGTGGAGACACCGAATGTAAGGGTTGTGAGAAAGGAGGGGTCGTTCACGAGTGATGAAATGAAAGATGAAGTGTATGACGAAGAATTAAAACTTCTTTTAGAAAGTTTTATTCGCAAAAACTTAGAAGGTCAGGGTGATGCATATCTCACTAAACTATTCCGTTACAATGGCACCTATAGAGTGGCTACAAATTCGAAGTACTGTGAAAATCTGAAAAGAAAGCATGGGTCAAATCATATTTGGTTCACGATCAGTGGCAAAGAGCTTGCCCAAAAATGTTTCTGTGATTGTCCGACATTAGTTGGTAGGCGAGATGGTCTATGTAGATTCTTCGTTGGTCGTCAACATACACTCCCCCCTAACATTGTCGATCGATTGTACCCTAAGAAGGAAGACATCGGTAAGTGTCCAAAAATTAAGAAATATGAAGAAAAACCCCAGGTGAAGCAATCAGATGTAAACCCACAACTCCAACAATATATCAATAAATTTATGAAAACAACTGGTGATGTTAGGATTACGCGCATTACACAAGAAAAGGATACCTTCATGGTTCTAACAGCTTCTAGTTATTGTGAAAATATTGGAGGTGTACACGACGACAACACTATGATGTCATATAGCATCGATAAGAAGCATAGAATCACACAAAAGTGTCCAATATGCAAAGGTGGTAAGAAGAATCGAGCTAGAACCCATCAGTTAACCAATGATGTTGTAAAAGTACTTAAACAATAATAATTCTATATATAAAATGTTTACGCGTTCTGGTCGTAAGATAAAGAAACCGGACACATTTAAGCCTACTGAGACTGAAATTGTAGACGATTTCGCGGATGACGATCATGACACAGATTTTGATTCCGAACTGGATACCGAGGATGAGGAAGAGGAAGAATTCAGTTCGGATGACGATGAAGAAGATATGGATGAGAATGGTAACCTGAAAGACTTCATCGTGGATGATGAAAGTGAGTCAGAAGACGCTTAAAAAAAACGCGAGCTATAATAGAAAATGGAAACTGACATTGGAAACCCTATTGATTACGACCCATCGATTGATCCTTTAAATAATGAAAAAAACGAAGAGGACATCCAAGATGACCAACCGTACTATAATGACTACTCTATGCAAGTTCCACAGACATTCCATCCACAGCAAGCAGAGAAACCTGATTTTCTTGCCAGCGTCGATAAATCGACGTGGATTATCGCATTCGCTGTCTTTCTTCTAGGCTTTTTTATGGGGAAAACCATGCAACCAGTTATCCTCCGGTATACTTGAGTACGCAACAAATGTACCTACATCACCCACTGCTGGTGGTATAAAATGGTCTACAAATGGACCTCTGTATGTATCTTCTATAAATCCAGCAGACGTCGAAGCTTCAGGCTCTGAAACTGTTTTGTTTTTTAAATTATATTTTGGTTTAAAAAACAAAATAAAGAAAGCACCAACCAAAAGGATGGTCACAATTATCTTGAACATTATGTTTATTGTATACTGATATTATTTTTTAAACTAGATTTTGGTTTAAAAAACAA